TTATGGATTGCCTTCGGTAATAGCGAAACTTGAAACGGCTACAGGCTGCCCGGAAACAATGCTGGTGGTGGTCAAGTTGAGGTCTGAGCCGCTTGTCCCCACGTCGCCATCCAGGCAGAAAGTGGCGCCGGAACTGGTGATGCGAAACCATGATGCGGTTCCGGTAGCTGCCGCGTTGTTATTGGTTATGGAATTAAGTGTCAAAACACCGCCCGATGCCGCTGGCGCAAACGTCGCGTTACACGTGAGTTGCGCGAGTAAGGTCGTTGCCGTGCCGCCAGTTGCCGGGCGTGCGCCGTTGTAGATACTGAGTAATGCGCTGGCACCCGCCGCCGTGGTGATGGCGTTCAACATCGCATTGCGGATTGTGCTGCTATAGGCTAAAGTCATTTCTGTTTCTCCATAAAAAAAGCCGCTCAAGGCGGCTGGTTACAAGTGCAGTGAAAATATAAAAGAGAATGATTAATGCTTAATCGGTCAAGCTTCCTTCAGTCCGTCCATAGTCTCAGCCAGTACAACGCCAGTAACCTTCACATTGCCCGATAGCACCACTTCCACGTTATCGGCCTTGTAACCAGTCGGTAGCCTGAATGCACGGGTATTGGTCACGCTTCGGGATAGCTTCAACTCGTCATTCGCCCATAACTGGAACTGTAGGGAATCGATTGAGAGGACGGGGAGCGGCTGCATCTCATCGCCGCCCACTTCGTATTCACCGAACGCGGGATCCGCGAGGCCATCATTCATTAATCCGCCAGTGATGAGCGACTGATTTGCCGCTACTGCCGCGTCGAATGCAGCTTGTGATCCAGCGCTTTCCGCTTCCGTCATGGAAAAGTCCGCGTCGATCTTGGCTGCACCATAATTCATCGGCGAAGGCGCGAGAAATCTTTTGCTCCACCATTCATAGGAAAGCTTCGTTCCAACATCGCCTTCCCATTGATAGATTTTCTTGTCGGTAGCCACATAGAGCAGTCCAGTCCACGGATCAGCCCATATAGCGGTAATATTCTGATTAATCTTTAGAAAGGATGCCGGTTCAGCCTTGTCGATAACGAACATCAGGCTGCTGCCATTGGCCGAATAGCCAGCGTAATACCGGTTATTAGCCGACGTGGCGATAAAGGTATCGGGATTAAGATCAGACCACTCAACCTGAGTAAATAAATCCTTGGTATCAACGTCTGATGTTGCGCCATTTATAATGTATGTATTCGCCGCGATGATAACGAGCCCTTGCGGTGCAGCATATCCGACTCCGAAAACAAAGCTCGCCACACTGCGTTTCGACATGCAGGGCCACGCCACACCGAGGTTATTCATGCCCCCGCCCATCGTTACCGGGTCAACGCCGGTAATGGTGAAGGGATTGCCCATCGTCATTCCGACAAGCGTTGTGCCATTCACCCCGATTGCTACGATATCCTGGTCATAGGATTGCTGGTAAGCAATGGGCCAAGCGTAGGGCTTGAACGGTTCCGAGAAACAAACTGAGTTTCCGAAAAAGCCGCATGCAATGCCGTTTGCCATGATGATGATTCCGAGCATATTGGCGGGAGGCATGAGCCAATTGGTCGTCGGGAGGACTTCGCCCAGCGCTGCCGTGGTGTCGGGTATGGTGTCGCTGTAGGTAGTTGTCGCTACCGCGATAGTCACCAAGTAGTGATACTCGGTATCAGTTGTGGAAGTCAGCGTGCGGTAAATCCGCTTGGTCATGCCGGTTGTGTTGTGTGGTGCTACTCTTGCCCAAGTCCCGCCGCTGGTATAGATTTGGGTAGTAGACAGGATGATTACTACTTTGTTGGTCCCTGAATCCACGCTGTAAAGCGTGAACGTGGCGTTTATATCCGTCATGCCGACAACGGCGGCAAACGTGATTGTTTCGCCAGCGCGGAGGCCGAAAACGGTATCAAGTGTTATTTGGACGTAACCGGTCGAGGGTGCATCTTTAACCGCGGCTGATATTGTGCCGCTATTGGGCGGCGCGGCATCCATTGCCGATAGCGCCCAGGTATCGTCAACCTTTCCGGTTGTGACTGCAGAAACAGGAGAAGGCGCGGACTCTTCGCCCCAGGGCGTGACAAAGGTATAGGCGTAGGAACGGGATATTGTCGCCCCGGTGCCGCCCGATGGTGTCACGGTAGGTTTGGTGACTGGCGGGGTTACGCCCAGCACATAGCATCCCGAAGGGTATGGGCCTGTTCCCGCCGTCGCGGTGTCATAGTCGGATGCACGCGGTTCGCCGTCGCCAGTGTAGTAGAAACGTCTCTCGGTGTTCCCGGCAATTGGGGATCGAGCTACGTCTACATCCTTATCCCATGCTAGCCACTTCTCGTTTCCGTCCTTTTCCATTCGGAACATAGAAATAATGTCGTCAGCAATAACTGGTGTGGCAACCAGCAAGGGACCATTACGCGGACGCAGGTCTCCGGACGTGAGAATGCAATTCGTCGCAATTTGTGCCTGATTAGGGGCGAGTAATTGCTTTGCGAGTCGCGGGACGAGGCCGGAGAAACCGGCTATGCGGAATGCGGTCATGAAATATGGGGCACTGTTACAGCAGCGCCCCTATCGCGTTAGCTGGCGGCAGCGGTATCTGCTTCCATCTGTGCGGCTTTTGCATCGCCCAAAGCCAAGAGGCTTTCTGCCACGGCCCGTTGAATCACGGTCACGGCTTTATAGCCGCATGCGGGATATTCCCCGCCAGCCGTCGATTCCACTACCCCATTTTTCACAAACTCCACCTTCACATTAACGCCATAAACATCAGCCATTTCTACTACTCCCATATTTAAAATTTGGGCAGGATTGCCCCCTTCGCTTACAACTTCATTTACCTGAATAGAGTTCGCGCTTGCTATATCCTTTCGATTCCAGATGCTTTTCCAAGTCTTCACGCTGTTCATGAGATAGCCCATGAAGCCCTTGAGTGTGTATTGCATACTGATGGTCTCCATCTACACAGATCGTCGCCGCAAATCGCACGGGGTTCCGGGTCCAGACGAGAGCGCGGCAAGTACTGAATGCGGTTGTTGCTGTCCAGACGATATCGAGATTGAATTCCCTGCCCCAGCTTTCATGGTTGACCATCCTGTTTTTTACCCTCGCAGGTTGCCCGCTCGTCAGCGCGCCTTTTTACCAGACCGGGCAGCACTTTCCGCCCCGGCCCATACTTGTATGCTTCGATGCGCTGGCAGGCTTCCTCGTATCGCTGGGTATTTATGAGGTCGATCAGGTTGGGAGGCTGTCCAGGTTTAGCTTTCCGGCAGAATGCAGGCACTCCGATGTTGTAGGCGAGGCTGATATATGCGGCAAATTCATAATCGAATAGAGGCGCTGTGATGCATTTCTTCAGGCCGTCCACATACACCCCTTGGACTTCATCCATTAATTGAATGAGCGAGCGGACAGGCGTTGTTTTGTCCCCTAATTTCACACCGGACGTGTGGCCGAATCCGATAGTGGGCACGTCGCCCTTGGCTGGTACGTGCGCAACTTCCCGGTAGTTCTCATGGACCGCGATTCCGACAAGGGTTGATGCGGCCAGCACCATAGTCGCGACAGTTGTGCGAACCTGAGTAGGGGTTGGCGTGTTCATTCGAGTCTATGAGTGATGCAATCAAGTTTCAGTCTTGCGGTCTCTTTCGGATTGATACCTTTTATATTCGTGCACTCGGCCATTGGGTTAGCGGGTTCCGATTCGGGATCTGCCGGTTTTTCAATGGGTTTAGGTGCAACTTTCTTGGGTTTAGCCGGTTCTCTCTTTTGTGTTCTGGTATCAATGACTGGTGGATAGTCGGGCACCACAACCACGGGAATTTCCGTCTTTTCTGTTTTGTTTGGAGCCGTGCAAGCTGAAATGATGATTATCATCACGAGCAAGGCACGCATTATCTGTGTCCCCGCGGCCATTGCTCGATAATGCGGTCAAGCTTGTCGTTGAATTCACGCATGGTTTCGCGCTGTTCTATCCTGGATGACTTGATTTCCTCGCTCAAGCGCTGGTTGGTCTGTTCCTGATAGGTTTCGCCTCGCTTCAAGGTTGCAATATCGTTCTGCAAGGAGTTGTAGGTCGCCACGCCAGAAGCCGCGAGTCCGGCTACCGCAAGGATTCCACTAAGGGAAATGGCGTAATTGGACGGTCCTCTGCGTCTTTCTTCGAGTTGTTCGTCGTCGGCATCCTCGGTATGTGGCATTTCAGAGCATCCGCACCAGGATTATGATTACGACGACAGCGGCCCCGAGCAATATTGCCGCTGTCCACTTTGAAGCCTTCAGTTTGTCCAGCATAGAGTCTGCTTCAGCGTCGGCCTTCAGGTTGATTTCTTCGACTTTGTTCTTCCAGATTGGTGTCGGCTTGTCCATTACCTGCCCCCTTAAATGAAAAAAGCCGCAAAAGCGGCTCTTGTTGTTAATATTTTCGGCAATTCGATATACAAATTGGTTTGACTACCACTGGATAGCGTCAAGCTGTGCCTGCGTCGGGTTACTGCCCAGCGAGGTTATCTCATCCCGCAATTTCTGGCGTTTGCCGGTGAGAGCTCCATGCAGCGGGGCCAATGCATTAGCATTGCCGATAACCAGATTAACAAAATCCGCTTTGGCTATTCCTCTGGATGATGCCGCGGCATCAATCCAAGGGGTAGTAACGGTATTGTCGGCCAGCCATGCGCGCGCCTCGGTTTCCTGCTTCGGCCAGCTTGCTATTTCATCCTGCGGGTATCCGGCTGTCAGGGCATCGACGGCGGCTTGATAGGCAGTGCTGATACGATCTTGTGCGCTGGCGATCATTTCTACGGCGGTCGGCGGCGGAGATATTATTGCCGCGGCCTCTTGTTCGGAAATAGGTGTCAATCCCTGGGGAATAAACGCATCCTGAGAGCCGTCTGCCTCGAATGCATAAACCTGATTATTCGCGTCTTTGTAATATTTCATACTTACCTTAACTCCAGCCAGATTGTATTAGACCCTGCATTTGTTTGAGATACTGAATACGTGGCTCCTGCCTGTACGATCAAAACACAAGTGCTGCCGTATCCCGGCCCGTTAGCATACAGTTGTTGGATGTTTGTGACTGAGCCGTTTATATACCCTTTTATGGTAACTTGCACAGGTGATCCAGAGGATGACTCCGTGTAGACAAAAACGGCTATGGGTCTGCCGGTTGAGTTCGTATATGTAGTTGAGAACGCCCTACTTCCTATAACATTTTGGTATGTTTGGCCTATGCCTAAAACAGTAACTGCAAGCGATGCTGGCGATATTATCGTGAGTGTGTCAGTGGCGGCTTGCGCCTCAAGTCCGGTGGCCAGTCGTGCCACACCTGTTGTCGCTTGGGTCGCGGCCTGCTTTAAGTTAGCAAACGCCGCCGCCGCTGTACTCGCGCCGGTTCCCCCATCTGCAATGGCAAGATCAGTGATTCCGGCAATAGCGCCGCCAGTAATCGCCACCGCACCGGCATCTTGGGTTGCGATGCTTCCAAGGACAAGCGTTGATCTGGCCGTTGCCGCGTCGGTATCATCCAGCATTGTGCGGATAAACGAACTCAGCCCGGTCAACGCCGCCGTGCCGCTGCCGGTGAAGTATGGCAATTGGTCAGCAGCAGAAGTTAGCGCACCAATTGCCTGAAGATTTGTATTACCCAGCGATTCCTGGATCGCTACGTTGGGCATTCCCGCTACAAAATAATCTCCCGCCGCCCAGGTGCGCGCCGTAGTGCCGTCCAGCCCACGGCCACCAGTGGCGATAGTCATGGCGTCGGTACTTCTCGCGCTGATCTTCACGATTTCCCGGTTACCGGAAGCATCCTTGAAGATGCCGTAGAAGTAATCGCCCGCGCCGAGAGATGGGAATAGCAACCCTGTTCCGGCCGCGACAGTGAACGATAGGCCACTTGTGCCGCTGGGCGCTGAACTGATTGTGGCCTTTCCGAAGTTGCTAAACTTTAACCCCATGTTCTCCCCCGGCTGAGAATCGCAGTCTGAAGCGGTGCGCGGGTGTAGTTTCGCGCTTGTCTCATTCCCGCTTGCCCTGCTTTAATCGTGAATTGCTGTTGATGATAGGTGGCGAGCGCCGGGTTGCTGTAAGGCTTCTTGGGCGATAGCATGATCCTCCCAAGCGCGCCCGAAATGATGCCTTCGCGGTATTCGTTGAAGATTGAATCGTCGATGCCGGTAGCGGCAGGGATAGGCTTGAGCGCTACGGTCATCGAGAGCGTTCCGGCCACGTCAGGTGTCGGCACAAGGGTTAATTCAGTGGCGCCGCCGAGAACATAAGTAGGCGTGCCGGTCTGGTTGCGCCAGTCATAGATCATGATTCCCGATTCGCCAACGTTATATTCGATAGCCGTTCCGGCGAATTCGGCATAGGTAATGGCATGCACCACGGCCCCGGTCGGCGGGACAAACGGATATAGCGCCGTGGCTGCAACTACCGAAACGTCAGGATGTTGATATGTCCATGCCAGGGATTGTTCGCAGAAGGCGATCGCGGATTGACGCAGCGCGTTATCGACCATGGCGAACGGGCAACCCGGCAGATCAGGTACCACCAGATCGTAGAAGTCGGACCAGAGTTTTGTCATGCGGGAGCCTCAGTAGCAACAATCTGCATAAACAATGCAGCCCTGCCAGAGTTGGCAAACTCGTCGTCTGTCATTTCGGCCCTGGCCGTCACGTAGTCCGCGACGGTTTGAACGTAGCCAGCGGGCAAAGGGAAGGCGTCAGTCAATGCTCTTTGTCCGTCCGGAAGGTTGGCAAACTGCCCGACAAACAGATCGGGCCTACGCTTCGCCAGCGCCAGCATTCCATGATTGGCAAAGGAAAGCAGGGTAGTGTCTGAATATCGAGTCTTATCCGTGTCATTCAGCGGAATGCGGGCCTCGTCCACGACTGATTGATACGTGAAAGCCATTATTTCTTGCCTTCATTGTCCAATTTGTACTTGCCGAAAAGCCCGACCAACTTAATTCGCAACGTGTCTACGGTTTGGCGCTTGTCCAGTTTCTCGCCGAACTCCTTGGCGGCATAATCCACCATTTCATCCTTGCTCATCGCGTGAAAGTCCACGACCGGCAGCGGTTCTTCACAGGGTTTCTCGTCTTCGGTCAGATCGATAGGATCATTGCTATCCGTTTCTTGCTCAATCGATTTCCAGGTGTCGGTAAATCGCAGTAGCCGTTCCGCAACTCCGGCTGTTACATGCCGAGTTTGCCCCGGCTCCCAATGCAAACCAATCCCGCGAATGCTGTCCTGCTTGCTGCATGTACCCAAATATTGCACTTGAGGCATATTCACTCCTAAAAAATAGGGCGGTCTCGGGAGGGAAACCGCCCTTTAAAGCCCAACAGCAGAAAAACTTAATGAATGCCTTCGGCCTGCCCCGTTGCGATGGCAGTCACCGCGCCCGTTACAAATGTGGTGGCAGCTACCGTCAGCGTAAGGGTGATATATACGTCTTTCTCGAACTTGATCGGCTGAAACACGCAGGATTTTCTCCCTGCAGCGGTCAGGAATGTCGCCGTTGCGGAGAAATAGGTGGTATTAGCCGTGGGTCCATCGGTGGCATTGACCGGCTCATAACCGATGGATGCCGACATTGCCGTTCCGCCTGTGTCCAGATCATCATTAACGATGTCCAGTTGGGTAATCACCATCCCTGCCGGAATGCGCGTCGGATAGTACACATCGCCGGATGCCCCGGCAGTTGGCGAGACCGATCCCCAAATTACGAGACCGTTGCCATAGCCGCCCATCATTCGAGACTTTGTGTTTAAATCAACTGCTTTGTAGCTAGCCATTTTGAATCTCCTTGCTAATTTGTTAGAACGGCGGGACTATGCAAGCCCCCGCTCGGTCGGGGTTGATTACAGCGGAACGGCGGAGTCCACGGCGATTACGCCGAAGTCGGTTGGAACCTTCGTGCCGGTGCCATCGTCGGAAGCAAAGCGTACTTTTTTGTGTCCGCACACTTTCTCACCCATCACCTCCAGATTGCTCTCGAAGTTATAGTAGTGTTCCTTCCACCCGAACTGCATGCCGCTTACCTTCGTTTTGCCGTAAGCAATGCCCAGGGCTTGCGCGCCCAGCAACAGGCCGCGTTCTACCGCATAACCGGCAGTCAGGGAACCGTTGACAGTCTGAGCGCTCTCGGTTGCGGTTGCGGCATTGCCGGAGGTGATAATCTGCGTGCTGTCACCTGGCATGAAACGGATAGCGCGGTCATTCTTGATCACCAGGATACCGTTCCACATACCGACTTCGCCCGCAAACAGAGGATGCTTGCGGTCCAGGTACGCCGCACGGTTCACGGCGTTTTGCTGGAATGCACGCAAGGAACCTTCCGTCAGCAGTTGCGAGTATTGATTCGGTGTTGCCAGGAATACCCACATTTTCGAGGTAGATGCCGCCCCATCGCCGTCCAGCCGCACCGATTGCAGCGGCTGGTCCATGTTGTCCAACATCTTCCTGAGTGTATCAACATGAGACAGCTTGAAAATATCGGTTGAAACGATGGACCCAAGCTGCTGGCCGCCTTGTGTCAGCGCCGTACCGTTCACCACGTAATGCCGGTTGAACGTGGGCGCCTGCACGGAATTGACCATGACGGAGGCGAAGTTGGAAGCGGATTGAAGGGGAATAACCCAGTCCGTGCCAGCTTGTGCCCCACGTGCGCCAGACAGCATTACCAGTGAGGTTTGCGCATTCAGCCGCGGGAAGTAACCGGACAATTGTGCCAGGGCAATCTCGCGCAACTGGTACTTCGTGCGCTGCTGACTCATCGAGCCGCCCGCATCGACTACTTGGCTCGATAAATCAATCTTGATTTCCATCGAGGAAAACGAGAGTGTTTTACCCATGCCCTCCCGGTTGATATCGCCCATGAGCGGAGAACCGCCGATGGTATCCACTAGATCCAGCGAGACAACATCGCCAGGGCTCTTCATCAAGTTATCGATACGGACGATGGGTACTCCGGGTTGAGTCTGCCCAGCAACTTTCGACATTGCTGCAGTCGGCTCGACCGGCCCCATGAGGTTATCCATAGCGGTGGTATTCCTCAGCGTATTCGCGAAGAGTGCCGCGCTATAGTGTTTTATTGCCAGATTGCCGGATAGGCTCGTTACCGCCGCACCGCTTGGGATATTAGTTTCAGCCATTGCAGTTCCTTCTATTCAAGATCGGCCCTCATTGCGGCAGCTTTCTGCGATGGCATTTTCATCAGCTTTGCCACCAGTTCATGCGGGTTCAGATTGTTGATTTCGTCGCCCTCAGATGCAGGATTTGCACCGCCCTGGAAGTCCGAAAGGGTTGTAGGTTTCTTAGCCGAAGCTTCCTTGACCTTGGTTTCAGCCTTGGCTTTGGTTTCCTTCGGGTCAGGTGTCTTTTTTGGTGCAGAGGCTTCCGGGTTAATGGCGCGCACGCGGCGGACAACTTCCTCGAACCGTTCCGCGTAGGGCTTTCCTGCCCATTTCCGGCTAGTCCGTAGGATCTCGTCCTGCTTCAGCGCTTCGTCCCATGCTTCCGGATCGGATGCTTCCCAATGGGTTAAGTCGGGGTTGTTTTCCTTGGCTTCGGCTACCTGTTCCTCGATGCTCTGTTGAGTTGCGCGCTGTGCTTCTTCGCGCTCCTTTTTCAGTTCCTCAAGCGTTTTCTTCAATTCTTTTGTCTCTTCGGAGATTTGCCCCGTTGTAGACTGGCTTTTAGCGAGAATCGAAGCGAGAACAGTGTGGAGTTCCGGCATGTTTTCCTTAATGTAATCAAGGTGTTTTGTCAAAGCCTCGTCGGCTTCGGCAACATCCGTACTCCCCTTGGCAGAGTCTTTATCCTTCAGCAACGCTTGCAACTGCTCGGTAGCCTTGATGCTTTCCGTCTTGGCTGCCTGAAGCTGGTCACGCAGTGAAGAATTCTCCACGCGAAGCTCCTTATGTTTTTCATAAGGAATAGTCCCCTTGCCGCTCTTATTCAGAACGACCGGCTCTTTATCGTCGTCACCGTCCGTAGTTTCCCCCGCGTCGTTAGCCACGCCTTTCTTCACTGCCGGTTTGGGTTTGTCCTCGGTGTAGTCTTCCTTGGTGTCGTCTTTAGCCGCTTGACCTTCCAGAATTTCAGCGAGTTTGTCGGGATCGTTCTCCAACATTTCGATTTGTTCCGGTGTCAGGTTTGCAATCTGTTCATCCGTAAGCTGATCTATTTCCATTTTCCTTAATCCTCCACTGCATATCGTCGTGAGCACGCCGCTTGCGCGGGGTTAAAAAGAATCTACGGTATCGCCGTTAGCGCGTTTTGAGTCGTACGATTTGTGCGTACAACTGAAATCCTTAAAGCCGTTCATCAGCCGACTGATCGCGGTACGGTCCCGCGGTCGGCGGGGTATTCGGCCATGACACATATTCGCCGGATGGCAACTCGGTTGCACCCTGGATGAGTGATACGCCCCGGTGCATGTTCTGCATGCCGTCGCGGGTCCAGGTCACGATGTTTACGAAGGAGTCGTTCCATACATCGAAGATAATCGCTGCCTGGACAATGTGTGTCTCCATGTGTCCGAAGGGGTGATACAGCACACTGGCGCTGACATACGGCTTGATGAACATTCCTCTGTCCCAATAAAAAAAGCCGCTCAAGGCGGCTTAGTGTTTTGATCTTTAAAGTAAAGCTAAATAATCGTCAATCCCGATTCCGTCGCGTAGGCTACCCTGCCATCGGTGAAACGGTGCGCGTTGGTTATCCTGCCGCTGCGAAGAATGCTGATAATCCGCTCCCGGTATTCCTGGATCTGTGGACGGTTGATAAAACCCATTGTGCCGTGATCGTATTGGTAGTAGATGCTGCGCGCTATGCCCTTTGCTGCCTTGGTAATCATGCTGCGGGCAATGATCAAATTGGCATGGGGGTTATCGAGTGTGCTTACATCGCCCCCGATAGGCGCGCTTTCGGTGTCCCATATTTCCTTGCCAGAGATACCAGCTGTCACTATCCCGGCCTTGATTCGATCAATGATTCCGGCCAGGTCTTGCACTTTATTGGATGATGGCAGATACAGGTGTACTCCTACGATATCGGTAAGCGCGGCTGGTGTCGTTGCGCCCGTTGTCGTACTCATGAAAGTGGTAAACCATGTCTCAGCGGCTTGGCTGGCCGTGGCTGACCAGTCCGTAATGGGCGGGCTGATAATCTGTGCCGTAGGGTCCACTGCTTTGATAGCCGCGCTGGCGAGGCGCATCATGTCGGCCAGTGTGGCGAATGTTCCGGAAAAATAGAAGTTGCCCGGCGAAGCTGGAAGATTCGTGCCATCGTTTAGATAATTTGGCTCGTTCCATACCTCGTAATATTTGATCTTGCCCAAGTAGCGCGTGGCAACCTGAGTACAAAAGCGGCTCCACTTCGTCATGTCGCTGGGCTCTGCCGCTACTCCAAGGTAGGTTGGCCCATAGGCGCATTGCTCAGTCGGTCTCGCTGACCAGAACAGCGGGGTACCGTAGAGGGTGAATACCATATCTCGGCCCGCTGCATAATGCGCGTTCACCCAGACATCAATATTCGTCCAGTTCCATACGTTGTCGGCCACTTCGATATATTTCCACATCGCTGTACCGCTTTTCCTGTCATGGGACCGGGTTACTTTCGCGGTTACGCCAGCCAGATTATCATTCGCCTGATTTTGTACGCTCACTCCGAAGAAAGTCTCGGGAATTCTAATAGGCGAACTATTGAGAACCGTGATCGGCAGGCCCGGTATGGCAAGCGTGTTTGCATCCAGGCCGGATACCAGGTCTTTTGGTAAGCAAAAGGTGGCTGTGCTTGCCCCAATGACGCCGCCGAAATCCTCTCCCGGCTTCGGGTAGTAGCTGCTTACGCCACCAGTCACGGTAAAATCGCTCATGAGCCTGGGTAGTGCCAGACGGAATAGCCAATCAGTGTAATCGTTTCGGCACTCGCCGCCGCGCCCCAATTTGCACGAAAATCCAGAGACACATCACTGGATGTATCGATAGTCGGGTCAGGGGATACACGCGAAGCGGATCCGTAATTAGTGTTGTTCTGAATGGTCTGGATGCTTAGGCTATTTTTATTCGCGATCTCAATCAGGCCTTTGTATCCAGATGATGTCGTTGCTGTAGGGGCAGAGATGTTAATTCCGCCCCAATTCGTGGCTAAGGCCTTCGTGCTTGCTGAATTGGTGTATGACCAATCAAGCGTAATACGCAATACACTGTTCGGCCCCATAGTGCCCCCCGGCACCACGACCGATGCGAGCGTTACAGTAGTAGCATCCCCGGCAGCATTAACCGAGGATCGGGTCCAGCCAGCATACGATTGCGCAATCAGCACCGCCAGCGGACAGAGGATGGCAACTCCTTGGGCGATCAATTGCAGCTCGATTACCGTCGCGAAGTTCGAAATTGAGCCAGCCGGGAATCTGTCACCGGTTACCGTTGTGTCAACCAAAAATTTAATCATTACGACCTCGTTTGATTAGTGTCTTGAGTAGCCGGATTAGCCAGCACAGCCGCTGCCGTTTTCTCATCAAGTGCCTGCGCACGCTCTGCGATGGAAACTTTCTCGGCGTTTATCGTCGCGTCAGCACGAATCTTGACGGCCTGAAGATCCAGCGCCTTGCTCTTCATTGCCAGTTCTGCGTGCGCTACTTGCGCCTTGAGCGTTTCAATCTGTGCCTGAAGCGTGATATTTTGCTGCTCGGCCTGAGCGTCCATGCCCACTTTAGCCGCTTCGGCTTGAAGTTTCGCTACCTGTGCCTCTTTCAGTGCGAGTTCGAGCTGTATCGTTTTAAGCTGCAATTGCTGCTGCATCTGTGCCTGCTGCTGCTCGGCTGCCTCTTGTTCCGGCGTGGTGATAAGGTCCGGCACGTTACCCACTTTCCGCAGCTGCTCGGCTATTGCATGTCGGTTTGGCAGATCGGACAGATCTACCAGCGCCGGGTACAGAACAGCTTGATACGCTGGCGGAGCAAACTGCATTACCTGGCTGAATGCTTGGAATTGTTGGGCACGGAAGCTCGGTGTAGCCGGTATATCCTCAAGCACAACCTTGACCTGCGCCGAGGCAATATCGTTTTGTACCACCTTGCCCTGCGGTGTCATTACTTCGCGATTGATGTAAATAACCTGCTTCTTTGTCCCGCGCTGTACCGAGACTTGTGTCGGCTTGCCAAGCAAATCATTTTTGACGAAACTGGTGAGCATCTCTCCCACCAGGCGCCGCGCATACCTGAAGTTGTCATTGGGCTCGGCCAGGACCGTGGATCCCTGTTCGACAAGATTGCTGATGGCCACACCTGATTTACCATCTGTGCTGTTCCCAAGCATCGCCCGGTAGACGCCGCTTACCGATTCGATCCGAGTCTGGCGCTCTTGTACCAGTTGGTAGACTTGAGCCGCCAGGGCATTATCGATGGTCACCCGGAATCCATCAGCATTGCGTCGTTGTGCGTTTAAGATGGTCATCGACCGTGGCGAGGCGATGTTCTGCGCGACTTCCTGATAGCTATTCTGCGAAAGATCGAGCGCATCATTATCGACTTCAACTCGCTTGCTGTTGAGTACTTCATAAAGCAGTATGTCCAAGTCGATGATCTGATTCTGAGGGCCGCGCATATCCCGTATCAGGCCGTAAGGTGTCCGGCTACGGTCCTTCCGGAAACACCAGAAGGGAACGTAGGGGAAGTTCCCGTGCGGTAGCGGTGTTGGCTCGTCCATCAGTTTATGGGGTCCGAGCCAGATTGCGACACGAACACGAGGCAACAGTGACTTTTGCACCTGTACCACGCCACGCGCTACGGCGATAACGTGCAATGCGTTGTCCTGGTCATACTCAACCGCCCTACCGTTCGGTAGCATCAGCACCGGTGCGAATTCCCAATGTCTGTACCAAAGCTCAGACAATTTGACCATGCCGGATGAGCGGTTCAGATAATCCTCATCCATTTGAGACCAGCGCTCATCATCCTCAAATGCGCGGCACATGCGCGTGTCGTTGCCGTCGTATACATCAATCGTATTCCAACCGGACCAAGCATTCTCGATCAGCGCCTTTTCCTGGGGAAACATGGAGATTGCGTTCTGCCGGTCCAGCCATTTGTCCCTGCGAAGGTAGCGCGCATCGGATAAATCCGGCTCTCGTGCGGTCCAGTCCCAAAATATTTCATTCCGGTGGACCTCGCGCACGCGGTATGGATAATCCAGCGGGTTATATGCCCTGGATACCTCAACCCATCCTACGCCTGCACGGATCATTGATGAGTAAGCATCGCTCATGGCCCGGTCAGCCCTGGATTCGGTCTCCATTTCCTTGATCATCGCGGAGAGAGCTTCGGCTATTTCGTCCTGCTGCTCGTCGTCAGACGTGATTTTGTAGTCTGTCCGGCTTCGCGCTTCGATTCCCAGCACAGCATTGATGGTCGGCTTGATCAGATTCGAGTCCTGTTCCGGGATCCCGGCGTCTTTGAGTCGTACCGCGACTTCGTGGCTGATCTGCGCGCCATCATAGTAATCCGCGTCTTTATCGCTCTCAAGCCTCCACTTTGGCTGGTGGCGAATATCCCGGCAGATTTTTTGATAGGCCTCGAAGGTTATGTCCTTTGTTATGGGCTCGGATTGCAGACTGTTGGGGGTATCGATCATGCTGCGCGCCATCCACTCATTTTGATCCCGCGTGCGCTGGCAGCCGGGCGGTCTTCCTCGACTGCCACGGCGAAGTACCGGAAGGCGTCCGCAGCATGGCTATGGTGATCATGCAATGGCCGGCCGGAGAATTGTTTGCTTTCCGGGTCCACTTCATATCGATAGTGTCTCAAGTTTTGTAGACCTTCACTGCATTTGCGCTCATCGAAATAGCATCGGTTAAAAATAGTTCGCGCTGCGTTGATGCCGTCGATAACGGATAGGTTGGGAACGATCTGGACTTTACGGCCATGCCCCAGCATGATTTCCTCGATGCTGCGACCCGTGGCCAGTGTTTTGGCTTTTGCATCGTGCGGCAGCCAGTCCGTGCCATAGAGGTATCCCCTGTTTTGCAGCACTGCGATGTAGTGCTGTATCGATTCCTGGCTGTTGCTGTAGTAGTCAATCAGCCTCAGTTCGTTGTTGACCGATTGCGTAAACCATATGCTGGTATTGTCCGCCCATCCGAGATCCCAAAACGTATGGACTGGCTTCAAGGCATCGTATGGCACGTTCAGAACACGCTTTTCTTCCTGTGCTGCCCTCAATTCCTTGGCGTAGATTGCGCCTTCCAGGCTGGTGCGGCAGTTCCCTTCCCAAATATTCTGGTATGCGTCTGGATCACGTGCCTTTAGAGCATCCCGTTCTTTCGCCAGGACTTCGGGAAACCAGGGGTTATCGCTCCAGTTGACCTTGACGACCGCCGCGTCGTCAGGAGTATTAATCACGAAACGTTGATGCGTTTCGTCGCTTTCCAGTTCAGGGTTATATGTCGCCCAGATTTCCGAGCCGTCCTTACGAATCGTGGGGATCAGTGTTTCCCAGCTCGATTTACTTACGTTTTGCGCTTCCTCGATCCACACCCGGTCGACGGCTTCGAATGATTTGATCTTCGAGATGTTGTTTCGGATGCCGGCGAAGAAAATCTGTGTCCCGTTCCTGCCGTAAATCGCGGCCTTCTCGATCTCGTAGAAATGATCCAGGCCCATCGATGTGATTTGAGACTGCAACAGATGGTGTACTGAGTCTGCAATAGAGTTCTGGAACTCACGAGCGCACAGTATCCGCAGCGGAGTAGCCGCACCTTGGATCAACAATGCTCTTGCAACTCCCCAGGACTTGGCACCGCCCCGCCCACCGTAAGCAATCTTGTATCGGTGCGGCTCGAACAAGAATTGCAGTTTTTCGGGGAATTCCGCTGTGCGTTGTATAAATTCAGGGGCACCCATACTTACCCCTTGACCACCAATTTTAAATCGCTTATATCGCGTTTTAATCGCATAATAATTAGGCAATTACGCTATTTTTGAGGGTTTGAGGCTACAAATGACACTTGGATATTGTGGCTGATTGGCTTACTTGGATCTCCGCCTTCGTGTTCGTTTGTGATGCGGTCGCCGTACTTTTTAGGGGCAAGTTTCGATGCGTACCATTTGCGAGCGTCAACCCGGAGTCGCGAGCGTTGAATTGCTTCATTATCGACAACTTCTTTGCCCCACTCATCAATGTATTTGTCGTTGGCGCCATCATCAGCAATTTCAACAATTTCTTCAGCGTAGTAATCGGCGCACTTCTCTTTCGCGCGCGCGTATTGCTGCATGAATTCCTCGTCTTGCGCTAGCCAGTTCCATAAAACACGATCGCTTATTCCTGCTCCAGCACAAACAGCACGAGATGATTTGCCGAGCGCGATGCCTTCACATATCGCTTCGCACAGCTTCTTGGTTTTGATTGTTGGACGTGCCATTACTTTGTATTGCACCCTTTCAAAGCTGCCCGTAATTTAATCTCGCACGCCCACCGCTCTTCAATTTCCTGCCTGAATGCTCGATTAATAGTCACCGGATCATCAGTCGTTGACACTCGATCAACCGCGTAAGCATCCTTGCATTCAGCAGGCGCCCTGACCTCACAGAAAACAGGCACAGGTCTGTCGATGGTTTTTGTAACAATGATGGGTGGCCTGGTGGTGCAGCCGGAAATATTAGCCACAATCAACAGCATGATAACCAAGTACAGCAGGACGTTACTCATTGCGTTGCACCTGGCGCGTCGTGGGTAATACGGTCCTCAATATGCTCCGCCTGTTTGGGCCGATAGACGCCAACAACGAGCGGAGACAAAATAAAAATCTCAGCAGCTATGGATTTAATCTGATCTTCCGTCGCGTCGTCATCAATGAATATAAAGAACTCTTTCACTGTTTCCGCTCCCGAACATAATCAATTTGCTCCCGAATAATCGCAGCACATTGAGCAGCCGGGCTCTCTGCGATTGTTGGGAGTTTCTTGATAGTCGCCGCCCTGACCTTGTGTTGAGTTATGGTCAAATCCGCCGCTTTCATGGCCTCAGATGCCGCCTTCTCGCGTTCCTCGACGTGAGCCACGACTACAGCAACACCTTTTTTAACTCCTTCAATATCGGTAGCACAGCCGGTATTTGCTGTTTGCAGCTCCGCATTTCTTGATTCAACCGCCGCTTTTTGTGATTTGACTTGCGCCACGGTCGCGCCATCTTTCCAGCCCTTTACACCCCAGCCCGAGCCGAAACCAACAGCCAAAGAACCAAGAATGATGGCGATAAGGGCGAAAATGGGCATAAAAAAACCCGCTGTTGGCGGGTTGATAGATTGTTTGGAGGGCAAAACTCGAATTTGTGAACGTAACTCTATACATGCTCCCCGTAAAAATCAATAGGTTATGAAAATATATTACGTATTGTTACGTTTCCCTCTTGACAACCTGAACAAAGTTCGGCATAGTTACACCATCAACCAACGAAAAGGAGAAACAAAATGAACTTCAATACATCCGACTACGAAGCCAAACAAGCCGCCCGTAGGTTTGCAGCTAACGCACTGAAACAAGCATTTCCGCACTTGGTAGCCGCTTCAGAAGACAGCAGCTCGCTAATAACGGCAGCAAAGAATATGAGAATTGAACTGAAAGCCGCATTCCCCGGTATCAAGTTTACCGTCAAGACCAGCCGCTATTCAGGTGGCAACTCCATCAATGTGGGGTGGACAGACGGCCCGACCAACGCACAAGTAGATGAAATAATAAATCGCTACGACGCGGGCAGCTTCGACGGAATGACAGACTGCTATAACTATCGCCAAGATCATGCATGGGTTGATGCGTTCGGCAGCGCGAAATATATATTTTCAAATCGTGACTTTTCCCCGGAATTGGTGCAAATCGCAATTGATCACGTATGGAAGAAATTCAGCCCTGCTGCAGAAAAAGTGACAGTTGAAGACTACAGATCAGGAAACGCCCGTTGCGTCATGGTGGTGCAAGGTGGGTACCCAGGCGATGCTGATGCTCAAGTACAAATTTACAGGTTTGCGCGTCAATATGACTGCATCAATAAAACGGCAAACAAAGAATTCATAGATTAGTCCCTCAATCCATGCCCTTCACCGGGCATGAGTGGACGGATTAAATAACCAACAGGAGAGACACCATGAACAACCGCATTATTTTTACCAACAATACCGGATACGACATAAGAGATTTTGATTCCGTTTTCGTTAAGTGCGTCCTCGAAAACCTTCCGCTACCCGAAGAAATAGCCGACATATTCGAATTGAAAATCATCACTGTTGACGGCCTTCCCCGCGGCATTCTCAACTTTGCTTAATCAGGAGAAACCATCATGAACACTTGGGCAATTAAAAATAGATTCACTGGCCGGACAATCCTCACCATTACAGCATGGAATTTCAAGGAAGTAATGGCCGAAATTGACAGAAAATATTACATGATCGTGAGCAGGGCAACGCATGTAATAGTGATGTTGTAACCGTACAGACAAGGAGAAACAAAATGGAATTCGGAGAAAAAGTAGCAAAAAGTGAAGAGACTGCATCCCGGCAACGAGCTGTCTACAAGGAAATGGATGGTCTGTCTTGGAAACAACACAGCAATTTTCCATCAAGCTGGACGGAAGAACGGAACGCTAGGATAAAGTTTTTAGGTGCAGAATACGACAGGTTGAGCGCAGAGTACCGCGCGGTGTGGAACACAGAGCCAGAAGACGGGAAGCCGAAATGAACTCTCCAACCCCCGAAGAAATCAAAGCGGCCCGGCTTGCAGCAGGTCTCACTCAACCCGAAGCCGCCGGCCTGGTATATGTCGATATTCGTGCCTGGCAATATTGGGAATCTGGCCAGCGGAATATGCACCCCACAAAGTGGGAACTTTTTAACCTGAAGACAAAGAAATAGAGAGAAAATCATGGATATTTTGTTTAGCAAATGGATAATTATTTTAATGTTTTTCGTAACCATCGCCGCCTTTGCCACACTGCCGGATTACGATCGCTTTGGACGTATCCCGGTTCTTGGATTCGCCTTCTCTTTTGTTTACTGGATTAGCCTCGTTACTTTTCTCTACATTCGATAGAAAAGTCAGAATTACAACCCTAAAAAATTCCACCAAGGAGAATGAAAATGAACAAAGAATTAGCCAATAGAACAATTATCCAATTTTGGAGCGGGGATTTAAGCAACGGAAATATCAACCCGTTTGCCAGCTATGAGGCCGCTTATGCGGATTACAAAGAAATGGCTGAGAGTTGTGCCACCACTGACAGAGGCGATGAACCGGACACAACGCAGGAAGAAGCTTTAGCTGAAAGCATGGCCTTTCACTACGTTTCCAAAGTCACGACGACTTATGACGAGGTCGGCAAGGAAATCAAGGAAGATTTCGAAATCCTTGATGGGGGGGATCCAGACGCTTGCGGGTATCACGGATAACCAACGGGGAGAAATCCCCGTTTTTAATTCAGTTATTCGAAACAAGCCATTCTTGTTGCATTCTTGTAATAAATCTCTTGACACTTAATTATATGTGTATATAATAGTCACATCAACAACGAAAAGGAGAAAATCATGGCAACAGCAACTTTCAGCAGCAAAGATCAAAACTGGCAAGACGAGGCGACAACGTACTGGTTTGTGCTTAACGGAACTGATCGTGGTACAGAAAAATCATTTGATAACCAGACATTCGGAATAGTCGATTGCGCGGGCGATAAATCGGTCGTTGAAGCTGACGGCTCCCCGGTAAGCAACGAATACATCGCGCAAATTGTGCTGCGCGACTGCAAAATAACGGATGCCATTATACATGGATAAACGAATCAGGAATCCAGAGGGTCGCCCCCCATCCGTAGGGGATGGGAAAGGCGGCAAGCGCCGGGATATTTACATCGATGAGGAAAGTTGGCAGAGAGCAAAGGATTTGGGCAACGGCAAAGCAAGCGAGGGGATTCGGAGGGCTCTAAAAATGGCTGGCACAGGAATTGGTTGACCGTATCAACCCCTGCCGCTCGAAAATCTCTGCCATGTCCGCCATAGCGCGGTCGTGGTAGTGATCCAGCAAATCATAGAGACACCGCTTAACCATCAGAGCGTAATCATGCCGACAGTTCAGTAGCTGCCGCACTGCCCGATATGGTAGCTCCCGCCCGGTAAAGTAACCATGCATTACCCTGTAGACAATTTCCTTTGATTTACTACCGGCCAGCCCAAACCCCACTGCGCCACAACCCTGACAGACTAACGCGGAGATAGCCTCGTCGCTTATTACCCTGCCGAACCAAGCTTTTATGTACTGGCGCTCTGCCTGATCTGCTAACCCCTCAATCAATCCGATAATCAAAGCTGCTTGCGCATGTCGGTCGTGGACTGAGAAGTTTATCAAAAGATCATTAGGAGCCCCTTTTGTCGGGGACTGTCGCATGTGATTAATTCCGGACATTTTTACGATTGGTTTAGCAGAGGTGTTATATGCCCATTCCAGGGCGTGCCCGGCACTGTTGAACATTATTCCCTTTCAAGTTGGGTTTTTAGGAAGTCCATGTATGGGGTGCGGAAATGCTCGTTGAAATTGATTGCTGCCATTGGATTGTGGTCAAGTTCTGATCTGGATTTGATTTCACAAATTGTTCGTATGGAGTCTGCCGCCCCCTGCTCGGTTTCGACGCCTATCCATTGTTGGAACATCGGCTCCTTGCACCACCTGGCCGCGAGTGTGCAGAGTGGGCCGCCCTTGGGTTTGTTGGGCTGTGGCAAGCGCTCAAAGTCGTTGACGAGTGGAGCAATGGCGCATGGCGTGTCTACAGATGGAAACATCCTCCAAAACTCCGCCGCGTCCCTTGGTTCTATGTGTACGGTAACGGCAATCGTACCGTCAACTAATTGTTTGGCGGTGCGCTTTGTTCCTGCAATGGCTGTCATGGTTTAATTATCTTCCCCTCCAAGTACGCCTTTATCGTGTCCGCCGCTTCCGTCCATGACCAAAAGTAACAGACGTGCCAGCCTTCTTCTGTGAGCCGGTTGCCGTACCAGAGTTGTTCGGTAGTAGGCTTATTTTTTCCGTGCTTGAGTTCAATGCTCAAGCCAATGTACCCGCCCCGCTTAACCGGAAGCTTTACATCATGCGATCCCTGCAGCATGCCCGCTGCTTTCGCCTTACCGGCTTGCGCTTTGGTCAGCCTTACCCCGTTCATTGAGCCTTCGAGCAAATCCAGCGCGGGATACTTCCGTCTTTCGTATCGGCTCCAAGTAAACAAGGCACACTGCATGTTGAATTCTTGGGATTGGCGAATCATTACTCACACAATCCATAAGCGGAGGAACAAGCCGAGGTATCAGACAACCCGCCGAGCAGGTCATATTGACGGCCTCCCCTTGAGGTTTGTGCCCATTCAACGAGCTTGTGCACATCCCCTATTTCTACCGTGGGATCTTTGTATGCTGAAAAAAACGTGGAAACTTGGCGCTTACTCGCCGCCGAAACCAATTTTTCCCACTCGGATATGCGAGTGATGTGCTCAGGAAAGCGGGCGGCTATCTGCTTGAGCTCTTCTTTGTTGACATTGATACACGGCATGCAACCGACACGCTTCATTCCTTGTTTATAGAGTGGGTTGTGATCCAGTCCGCGTTTCGTGCAGTATTCGAATACATCGAGCGCCGTCCAATCAACGATGGGGCGAAAAATCCACATACCAGGCCCGACACGTTCCATTTTCTTGCTGTTACGGCGGTTATGCGATTCGTCGCGACGCACGCCCTGCCAACTCAACACGCTGAAGCCCTTGTCGATAAGGTCGAGCTGAAATTCCACAGCCATGTTTCGCTTGAGCTCTTCAGTACAGAATTGCGCCTTACGGCTGGGGAAGCGGCCCTTCCACATGCATAGATCGAGGAAGGGGTTGCCACTTGGATGCAATACACTCAATGCCCGGCGCTTAGCTTTGTTTGTCCACCGAACTTTCCGGCCAGAGCTATCACGCCTAGTACGCTGATCCCGCGCTATGAACATGCGTTTACGGCTGATTTGTTCGGTGAAATCTGCTTTTAATCGAATGATGCGAATAGCACACATTCTTTCAAGATAATTCAGATATTCATAGACGGCCTCATGTTCATTGCCTGTATCGCAAAATATAGGGATTACGCTTTCTCGTGGGCAGTGCGATATTGCAAGCTCTAACGTTGCGGCACTATCTTTTCCACCGGAAACGCTGACGACGTGTAACATCTTCATAATGTAGCTCCCATATCATTCTCACGAATCCGGTACTGTTTCTTCACTTCGTCAATCAGGGCCGTGGTAGCTTCCTGCCCGCGTATCAACTTGATTGCTTCGTAGTGGGCTGTGCGTTTTTCACGCGGCCATTTCATGACTTCGCGGGCTTCGCAAGCGCGGCGGAATTCTTCGGAATTGTTCACACTTCCCCCCACAAAACAGGCTGCAGCGAGTACGGCAAATAAAGCGGATGAGTTGGACTTCCGTCCGAGTTGAGTTTTAAATAATGGGCTTTGTCTGGATGCCTTCTTCCTAATATTGACCTGATAAAATTTCCCATATCAGATAGCTTCCCATGGGAGCCCCATGCGCAAATTGCTATATCGCACCTTCCCACAGCGCCGTCTATTTCCCGTAAGTTTTCCGGTCCAACAGGATCAGTTACCTCATACAGCGCCTTCGGATCAGTAGACCGAAGCGCAAAGATATTGACAACCTCCATGCCGCCATAGCCAAGTGCTTGTGCGCGTTTCTGGCAACGGGTAACGGTAGGGTCGAGGATTTCGTGGGTAGCAGTAGAAGGATTGAGCATTACAAAGCAAACCTTCGGCTTTCCTGGATTCCATACTCGCCACAGCCGATAACGATAGCGCTCACAGTCGGAAAATACCGCGCCAGCGGTGCCTAGAATGCGGATCATCCCACGGCCCTCAACTGCTTCGGCTCAGTTTGAATTGATTCAAGATCCAGCTTTTTGAATCCAATGGCTGGCTTGTCAGATCCACCAGACAACACTTTTTGTGCCAGAGTTGCGTTACCAACAAGCATTGGGTGATCTATCTTGAGGCCGTGCTGTTCGTTGTATGCCGTGGCGATTCCTATCAGCTTGTGTGGGTAATCGGGTATCTCCCCCCGCGATTTGAATGCCCGGTAGCGATTCTCGAATTCCCTTGCGATAAAGGGCCATTCGGCATCTCCTTTCATGCCGAGGGCGATCCACCCGCCCATGTCCTGAATCACGCGATGGATAATTGCATCATCGAAAACAACGTCTTGATACGGGCCTATGGAGCGCACAGCTTTATCAACTTTTGCCCAAGCCATGAGCGCACTATCCTGAGTCGTGCCGTCGATCATCTGCACGAAATCCGCGATCTTCGGCATGAATTTGCCAGTATCGGGATTTTGTAGATGCCGCATTGCGGCTTGTTGCACGGCAATAAAATCGAACTTGGCTAGACCTTGCCAGTAGAGAGCTTTCAGGCCGGGAGATAGGACCTTGCTATGCTGTTCGGCAATCAAATCCAGCATTTCACAGAAGGGTTCAAAGTCTGGTTGTTTCATTTGTCACATCCTTTTCGGTAGGTGAGCCAAATAAGCGGGCTTTTGCCCGCATGGTTGATTCCTTGTTTTCTTGTTGTAAAGAATTTGGCGACTTTCCAGATAGTTGTTCCTTTAAAACCCATGCGGCTTGGAATCCCCCCCAGCTGTGTTCACAACAAATAGTCAACGCTTGCTCTAGGGAATAGTCCAGCTTTGCCGCTTCGCGTTGAATTGCGTTTAAAGCTGTTTTGGTAAGAGGAAGGTTCTTTGCTTTTCGGATTGCAAGGTAATCCGATGCAATCTGTGGATCTATGTCCGAAAGGAGATTTTCGGATGAGGATTTTTTGGGCGGGGTAATAGTATTTAATGAAGTACTCTCTGGAGTACTCTCTGGAGTACTAGAGTGAACCTCCTTCACCGCCTTTGGAATGACGTTCACCGCCTTTGGAATGACGTTCACCGCCTTTTTAGAAAGGTCGTGAACCTCGTTCACTGCCTTTTCCAGTGAATCAGCCGCGTTTCTGAGATTGTGCGGCCATGCTGGACGGTACTCATGAGCAGCCCATTTTTGGCCGGCAAATCCATGCCTTCCTACCGTTATCCATCCAAGCTCAGTCGCATTGTGGATATGAGTAATTACCGCCCTATTGCTAAGTCCAGTTTCCTCACACAGAAGTTTTATTGAAGGAAAACAACTCTCCCCCGCATCATTCATGTGACAGCCAATAGTAAGCAGGACATGGCGGGTCGTCGGAGGTAAAGCGGACTTTAAGATAGCCTTTCGCCATGAAAAAAAGGTTGAGTCGCTCATGCGAACATCCTCTGTTGACCAGTACGTCGAAGCGCCTCTGCGCATTTAGGATTTATCCATGCGACTTCTATCCTGTTTGCCGTGCCACGCGCAGCCGAAATTCGCGCAGAAGTCTCGTAACGGTCCCATTCCGTTAACTTCGATTCGTAAATTGGATTCGGATAACCGGAAAGAACCACGAAACCTTCCAGCTCGAGTAGGGTATCCAGCAATTCCATATGCGCCTGATCATCCATTTCATGTTGATAAAAACGATTCCCCCCGATTGCGCGGGTGGATAGGACGTACGGAGGATCTACAAAATGGAGGGTTTCGGGGCTATCGTGCTGGCGTAGAACTTCAATTGCTGGGCGGTTTTCTATCAAAACGCCGGAGAAACGCATTCCTGCTGCCGCAATCGCGTCAGGATATTGCGCCCACAAATGCTGGGCCGTGCTGTATTCCCGCTTGGTGTCAATCCTGAAACCGGTTATGCCCTTTGTCGCACCAGCGCTTCCGAAACCACATTGAGCCCTTATCGCCAACCGCCTTGCGCGTTCAATCGGATCATCTGTTTCTTCGTAGGCAAGCTCAAATTCCTCCCTGGCATACGGGGTAAGGATCACTTGCTTAATTAATTCTTCCCTCGAGCTGGAGTTTTGCAACACCCGAAAGAAATTAACTATGTCGCCATCGAGATCGTTGTAGACCTCAGCATAAGATCGTTCTTTTTGAATCAGTACGCCGGCCGCACCGCCGAACGCCTCGGTGTATGTTTGATGCTGAGGGAAGAAGCTCATGATCCAGGGTGCTAGGCGAAACTTGGCGCCGTGGTAGCGTAGCGCTGGGGTAGGAGCTTTCACGATTTTCCCCTAAGAACCGCAGCATGAAGATTCGCTATCTTTGTTCCGATCTCATCAGAGGTTTTTTTGTGCCTGCCGATGCGGAGCCTAAAAATGGTGGTTCGACAAATCCCAACCTTTCCGGCTATTGCGGCATCCGAAAGCCCGGCAATGGTTCGTAAATCGGTCAAATATTGTTGTGCTGGTCTGTATTGGATTATCATGAGTGAGATTATGTGCGAACGCGCAACCATCTGTCAACCCAAAAATGGGTCAAAATAGTCCTAATGGGGGGTTGACTTTGTGTTGCGCGTACGTAACACTCTGATCATGGAGCGAACAAGGACAATATTAAAGTTGCTTATGGATAAGGCGGGTGATACGCCTTATGATGTGCAGCGTAAGATAGGAGTGCCGCGCACTACCACATGGCGATTTATCAGCGGCGGCCATAATGAGCCGAGAAGCAGCACGATTCAAAAATGGGCAAAACTTTATAATGTGACCGAAAGCCAGTTGCGCGGGGATGTTCCGATAGACGGAATGGTGTTCAAAGAGAGCCCAAAAGAATTGAAAGATATTCTTCCTTTGGAAGAATATAAGCACGTATCGAACATTAAAAAAATGAGTAGCGAAGCTCGCTTAATCATGTATAAACTGTCGGCAATGCTTGCAGATAAGCGTGAAATAAGCAGTTTAGAGATAGTTAATACGAAAAATGTCACAAAAAATTCACTTCGGGCTGGCAAAGAGCGCTATCAGTCACCCGCCAAAAAAAGCCGCATAAAGGATATTTCCGACAATGCGACGAAGCAGACAGGGACCTCCTGATGCTGTTATCAATGATGCCAAGAAACCCCGCCCTGATAACCCCTTTAAAATAGTAGTTACCCCAAAGCCAAAAGAAAACCGGATTCTCCGGGGTTATTTAATAGAATTGACAGAGAAACTGGCAAGCGAAGCAAAAAGCGGCGTTCTTAAAGGCCTGGGAGGGTTCGCAGATTACGGCAACAGTTATATGCTCGGTTTGGAGGGCTCTTACCTGGAAGAGCCGGAGTCAGCCGTGCTTCCCATAAAGCGCTTAGAGAGGCGCGTGATGGATCAGATAGAACAAGAAGAATGACGAAACAAGAAAAACTGCAGGCCGAGCTTTTCCAAGCCGAAACCTCATGGTTCCATGTCTTTAAAGACATGATCGAGAATGGCGACATGGCCAGGCTCGATGGCAGCGCCATTAAAGTGTATCTGGTCGTTAAATCCTATACCAACTTCGCAACGGGCCGGGCTTTCCCGGCTATTGATCTGGTCGCAAAAAAATCCGGATTGTCTGACCGACAGGTAATGCGCTGCTTTGTGGAACTTGAAAAAGCAGGATATATAACAAAGGAGAAATCAGGTCGGCAGAACGTCTATACCTTACGGGAGAAGGTGGTTATTAACGATGCCAGCGGGAAACCCCAGGCAGTTGCTACGTGGGATTACATACCGAACAGCGTTAAATCAGCGATGGCCGAACTCAAACATGCGGTAATTACGGGAGAAATGATAGCTGGAAGGATAATTCATATTGAAAATCTTGTGTTGAATGTTGCCACCGGAGAGAATGCAACGCAGGTAAATATTAATGCAGCAGATTTCGATAAATTGGATCCAGAAATAAGGGAAAGATTGCTATCACTTCGGAAATCCATCAAGAAAAACGAGAAGGGAAAAGTGTTCGATACCTGACACCCACGACATCTATTGAGGTTATACACATGACAAGCGTGTCACCTAAAAATCGGAATACCGGACACCTATGGCACCTAAAAAGGCCAAATACCTGACACCCATGTCACACTAACTAGATTCTTTTAGATATTAAAGAGAGAGCACTTCTTTAAATTTAATTTCTAAGAAACCCCAGTTCCACCAGTGTTACAGATACCTGACACCCATGACAGGTATGCTCCAAACCTTCCCTTAAAAAGATACGACCCATGAACGGGTTAATGTTTCGCAAAAAATAACCCAAAAATGGGTTGACTTATTTGTTGCGTTCACGCACACTTAATGCCGTAGACACATTAATGTGTTTCACCGAACAAATCAGGAGCCAGCCACCATAAGACGTTAGCCGCAGGTGAGGCGGAACCGAATAACGTTATTTCAGGAGGGATTTGAAAATGGGACACGCGGCAAGATGGAAAGAACTCTGGACCGAGCATCGACCGGTACCGCTCAACCTCACCGATTCGGAAATACTGGATTGGATGAGTGAATACTGTGACGAGATGAGTTACAGGTTGCCAACCCCGAATTATCCCGGCGGGTTTACGCTGAAGTGCTTTGGTGTCAAAACTTTTGACGCATCGCTGCGTGGTGCGATCTGCTTGGCAGCTGCGAAATGGAAGGAGGAAAACCGATGAATCTCATAACGCTGAATATTTACGATGGCCACGGGCTATTGAATATCGTCGTAGATGACATGGTTGCCGCAGACCGTCTTCGCAGAGTGATTAAACAAGGTTGTGATGCGATTTTGGCCCTTGAAGAACATGAGGAAAAGATCCGTTACAACGAAACCCAACTGGCAAGGAGAACAGCATGAATCCGCTACTTCTGATATCTGCCTTTACATGGCTGTTAGCCGCCCTACTCTGGTTCATCGCTGTCTTCCCGTTCCTGGTCAGGTTGCTGCCATGAACCGGGCCAGCGTGACACGCAGAATCAACTTAATGGAAACGGCGTACCTGGACATTCTGGTAAGCGTTCCTCCGGGCACTCCGGGCAAGTTGGATGCCTTGGAGAAGCTACGGAAAAGCGCTCATGAATTGTACGTTTCGTTTTCGACGAATAATTCAAGGATTTATTCTGAAGGAAGAAGCCATGTCTGAGAGCCCCATTGTCACTATCCGGGCATCAAGTCTTGGGACTTTGTTTGATTGCCCGGCAAGGTTTGAGGCAACCCAGATTCATGGAAAGCGTGTGCCTTCGAATGGAAAAGCCATGCTTGGTAAAGCTGTGCATGCCAGCACAGCGGTTTTTGACCAATCAACTATAGATGGCACAGGCATAACCATAGACGAGTCAGCAGGAGCCGCCGTAGACGCTCTGCGCCGTCCGAATGAGGATGTTTCGTGGGACGAAGACAATGCGGCGGATGCCGAGAAAGTGGCGCTCTCCCTACATGGGAAATACTGCAACGAGATAGCACCCAAGCAGCATTACAAGGCGGTGGAAATTGAATGTGACCGGCTGGAAATAACTGATCTTGGACTTGCTTTAACTGGTACGACAGATCGAATCCGCGAAACAGAATCCGGTTTTGGTATCAGTGATCTTAAAACGGGGAAAGCTGCGGTTGATTCGGATGGGATTGTTAAGACTTCAGGGCATTCCTACCAGTTGGGCGTGTATGAACTCTTGGCAGAACAGGCAAGTGGAATTCCAATTACCGGCCCGGCTCAAATTATCGGCATGAATACGGCCAAGACCTCCGTAGCGCAACGCATAGGTTCTGGCGAGGTATCGGGTGCAAGGGAAGTCCTTTTAGGTGACGGCGACGTTCCAGGCATCCTCGAAATGGCGTCTCGCCTAATTCATTCCGGCGCGTTCTACGGCAACCCAAAATCAATGATGTGTCATCCGCGGTACTGTCCGATTCACTCAACATGCAAGTTTAGAAAATAAGGAAAATAACTATGAACACCGTAACCACAAATCTTAATGAAATGCGCACGCAAGTTCAGCGCCCGCGTGAAACAAACCTCCCTGAAATAACTATGGGTTTCGGAAGCCTTCAGTCTTTTGAATTGATGCAACGCTGCGCGAAGTTGCTTATGACATCTACTCTCGTTCCGACAGCATATCGCGCCTTTGATGAAAAAAAGGGTGAAAACCCTAACGCGCTGGCTAATTGCGTGGTTGCTTTGAATATGTCTCAGCGCATGGGTGCAGACACGCTGATGGTTATGCAGAATTTGTACATTGTTGAGGGCCGCCCGTCTTGGTCGTCGCAATGGATTATCGCGGCTATTAATGGATGTGGAAGGTTCTCTCCGCTCCGCTTTCAGTTGCGGGACTTGGGCGAAAAGGAAGTGGAATACGAGGTAACGAAATGGGTTAATCGTGAAAAGACGACGACCAAGCACAGGGCGGTTATACAAAACCGTGAATGCGTGGCCTGGACAGTAGAAAGCGGAGTTTCCATTCCTCAATTCAGTCTCGACGATTTGAAGAAGAACGGCGGCGTATATGGTTGCTGCAAGGCATACGGTGTCCCGATTGTCGAGTCGCCTACAGTATCGATAGAAATGGCGGTTAAGGAAGGGTGGTACGGAAAGTCTGGTAGTAAGTGGCAGACAATGCCAGAAGTCATGCTGCGCTACCGTACCGCTAGTTTCTTCGGGAAGCTGTACGCGCCTGAATTGCTGATGGGGTTGCAATCCGTCGAGGAAGTGCGCGATGTGTTTGATGCCGAAAAATCGGAAGATGGCGCATATCAAGTCACTGCCGAGAGTCTGCGTAAAAAGGACGTAGCGCAGGTAGACGAATCAACCGGAGAGATTATCGAAGGCGGCGATCTGTGGACGCCAACACCCGAAGAAGAAAAGAAAATCAAAGAGCGGGAAATGGCGGAGGCCAAAGCCGGGTAAAAAGAGCAGCAAGCCGTTCTCGCAAGATTTGACTTCCCCGAAAAACACCATGACCGTGGTGCGTCGGAAAATAGGGTGAGCGAGAGCGGCACAGAGTTTCACCCCCTGCCCGAGATAAGAATTTACCGAACTGGTCAAGTCCCGGTTGAGGGCAGGGGTTTTTTAACCAACAGGAGAAAACAATGTCTTCATCACTAAATAAAGTGCAGATCATCGGCAATCTGGGCAAAGACCCGGAAATGCGGTATCTGCCAAATGGCAATGCAGTAACCAGTTTTTCAGTGGCAACCACGGAAACATGGAAAGACAAGGAGGGTAACAAGCAAGAAAAAACCGAATGGCACAACGTAAAAATGTTCGGGAAACTCGCTGAGGTCGCCGGGGAATATCTGAAGAAAGGCGGCCAAGTCTATATCGAAGGCCGTATCGAAACTGAAAAATGGACGGACAAGGAAGGCAAGGACCGATACACCACGCAGATAATCGCCAGCGATATGAAGATGCTTGGGTTGTCGAAGAATGCTCCGACGCGCCAAGTATCGCAGCCCCGCCCGGAAGTGTCTGCAAAGCAAGTGCGCGAAGGTGCGGCGAAGGTGTTTGATTCTGACGATATTCCGTTCTAGGGACTACCCCTAGAAGTATTGTAAACATAAAACCAAGTGAATAACAGGCCGGCAAGTCAGTTATGCCGGTCTTTTTGAGAGGGATGGCACCATGAAAGAGCGCGGCATACTCATGAGCGGAATGAATATTGCACCGATTCAGGCGGATGACAAGACTCATACGCGGCGAATTGTGAAGCCGCAACCTAATCTTATATACCGTCTTACTGATGATATAATACAGGTTGTCCATACAAACGAAGGGGCTTGTGATGAACTCGATTCAGTTGCCGAACAATGTGGCATTACTGCCAATTCCCGTATCTCCCAATTCGGATTACATGGCCGGAAGCGATGGGCATGTGTACTCACGGACGAAATACAAAGGCTTTGGTCGCAAGGATTACGTGGATTGGTACTCATTAGTTGGTCACAAAAACGTGAAGGGGTATTTGAGTGTGTCGTTGTGCCACGAAAACAAAAAGGTGACGAAACACGTTCATCGGCTGATATGCATGGCTTTCCATGGAATGCCGGAAAAGGAGTCTATGCAAGTTCGCCACTTGGACGGAGATCCACAAAACAATCGTCCGGAGAATCTTGTGTGGGGAACGCAGCACGAGAATTGGCAGGACAGGAAGGCGCACGGACATGGAATAGAGGGGGAGAAGCATCATGCAGCAAAGCTGACGGACGAGGAACGTTCCCATCTGAAGTGGGCAATTTCTGTGGGGCTTTGCAGCCAACATCACGCGGCGAGAATCCTTGGGATGAGCCAATCATCCATCTGGGCTATAGCAAATTCGAAGTAGGTACAAAGCTATGGGTCAGGGAAGCATGGCGTACCGAGTCTGATTACTACAATGATCTTTCTCCATCCGAAATGAGCGGTGAAGAAACTATCCTTTATGAAGCTGATGGAGATTGGTCAGCTAACAAGACCGTAGGCCGCTATCGACATGCTCGCTTCATGCCCAGGTGGGCATCCCGTATTGATCTGGAAATTACTGAAATTCGCGTCGAGCGCTTGCAGGATATAAGCGAAGCGGATGCGATCGCCGAGGGGTGTTTTGCGCTTGGAGACTGTGAGTGTACGGCAGTTCGGCAATATCGAGAATTATGGGAAAAGATCAACGGCCCCGGCTCATGGGATTTAAATCCGTTTTGCTGGGTAATAATTTTCAGGAGAATCAAATAATGGACGAATGCAAGAATAGGGCGCCGGGATCGCTTGAGTGGAAAGAAGAGGGTGAGCGGCCCAGAAAACGGGAGAACTTTGAGAAATTCAATAAGTTCATGAATGATACTTTCCCGAGAGCGTCATTAATTGAAAAAGCGATAGCGGAATATATTTGGGATAAGCAGCAGAACGAGATCGATGCCATAAAGTCTTTAAACCGGAATTACTCGAAGCTCATCGGCGATCAGAGCAATGAGATTGATGCTATCAAAGCCGAGAACGAAAAGCTTCGGAAGGTGGCGGCGGAAGCTATCGCTGCCATAGGCTCCGCCATTGATGGGCGTGACGTGTGTTTTGATACTGTAATCGAAAATCTTATGGTAGCCGTGACCGCACCTGAAACTGAGAGCGCATCGTGAAGATCACGGTGAAAAGGCTTGAATCCGGGTACTTCTATGTTCTAGGAACCGGTATGTATGATTTATCTCAAGTCCCGCACTGGCCCTGCGATGAATCGGTTATCAGATCATGCGCGATGACGCATTCGTCTGAAGAATTTCTCGCGGCAGCAGGTAAGCTTGCGCGGGATAAGGCACCTGACACTAAAGGAGAGTGATGATGAACTGGAAGCTTATGCCTGTCGATTGGACTGATGAGGTGGCGGAGGCCATGGCAGAGGCTTACCGCGACAACTGTGATAAAGAGGTCGTCAAGAATTTCTTGCACTTACGACCGATGTACGAAGCCGCACTCTCCGCCGCCCCTACTCATCCAGATTTACCCGAATTTATACGGCAACGAGTTCAACGCGAACTCGGCGCGGCAAAGGATCCTAAAGGAATGAGTTTGCACACTGGAAAAGTTACGCTGGAAATTTGCGATGTTGAGAGGATGCTGATCTCCGCCGCCCCTACTCCGCCAGAGCAGGAAATCTTAAGGGTTATTGATGAACGTGATCAATATCACGAATGGGCGGATAAATTGGCTGATGCAATCGCCGAGAGGTTTGGAGTTGAAATTGGAGAGCACAGCAGCCTCAACTCCCCGTGGACAAATGCGCTTGAATTCATCGAGGCTACTCCGCCAGAGATTGAGCCGGTTGGATTCATCCGTGACGATGTAATCCAAGCTCTTAAAAACGGAAAAACTGTGACGACCGCATTGTTTCCAAAGCCGGATGAACTGGATGATGCAACCATCCCATTCTACGCATCTCCACCCCCGGCAGACGACGAACTGAGGAAGGCGGCGAAGGAATTTGTGCAGTGGTATGACAGGCTGGAACCAGGAGACTCAATTCACGCAATAACGTTGATGCACAATCTCCGCGCCGCATTAGATAAGGGGAAATCATGAGCAGTCCAACAGATGATCAACTAGCTCTAATCATGGGGCTTCGTGGCACGACTAAGCAGCAAGAAGAGGCGCGACAATACATTGCAGAGCAAGTCAAACTTGCCGACTATGCAAAATCTGAGGCCAAGTCACAACTCGATGCTCCCAATCTCAAGCCCTACGGCTGGGGGGTAGTGGATAAGGATGGGGAGCCAAGGCTAGCGCACGATTTCTTCACCAGGGAAAGTGCGGCACAAGGATTCGTCCAGTGGGCGACTGAAATACGCAGCGCGAGCGCTCCCTTCCGAGTCGTCCAACTATTTTACAAAGAGGAAGATTAAATGATGTTAAGACAATGGAATCCGGACGATCCGCTAACGATGCGGTTTCCGAGAACGAGCCGCGAGGCATTTGGTCGGCAGGTTTATTTTCCGAAACGTAGCCGTGAGTGGCTGTGGATGGCAGGAGCCGTGGTCATGCTGTGCGCCTTCTTCCTTATCGGGTATTACACGGCATGA